TCTATTTGAAAACTTTACTCCATTGAAGGAAGTAGAACTACAGGCTGCAATAGAAGATGTGATATCCATTTATGAACCGAGAGTTGTTTTAGAAGAAGTAAAGGTGAATGATGGTCGAGGATATAATGAGTTAGACCAAAACAAGTTAGGCATTACTGTAAGTTTTTCATTGGCGAATGTACCCAACGAGATACACGACATTGAAGTATTTTTAGACAAGGTAAGATAAATGGCACTAAACACAGCTGGTAAACTAGAAGTTACAGATTTAGATTTTGATACAATCAAAACAAATCTCAAAACTTATCTCAAGGGTCAGTCGGAATTTACTGACTATGATTTTGAAGGAGGGGGTCTGAATATCCTTTTAGACGTTCTTGCTTATAATACACACTACAATGCCTTTATGGCCAACATGGCTGCAAATGAAATGTTCCTTGATACTGCGGTCAAAAGAAATTCTGTAGTATCTCATGCAAAGGCGTTGGGGTATACACCAGTATCCGTAACTGCTCCTGTTGCATATATCAATGTCACAGTCAATGATGCAACTGGTGGGTCCCTCACTATGTCGGCCGGTCATGTGTTTACAACCAATGTTAGTGGAAAGTCTTATCAGTTTGTAAACATCACTGCAAGAACTATTCAACCATCTGATGGTGTGTATCTCTTTTCTAATATTCCTGTTTACGAAGGAACTTATCTTACGACAGAATTTACTCATAACGCTTCGGACTCAGATGAGAAGTTTATTCTTCCTAATGATAATGTAGACATTTCTACCTTGACGATTCAAGTACAGACTAGTGCCACAGATTCTACACTGACAACCTACACCAAAGCAAACAATCTTGTTGATGTAAAATCTACAACGGCAGCATTCTTCACACAAGAAACTACTGCTGGTGAATGGGAGATATATTTTGGTGATGGTGTTGTTGGTAAGAAATTGACAGACGGTAATATTGTCAAGGCATCTTATGTGATAACAAATGGAACAGATGCAAACGGAGCTTCAGTATTTCAATCGTCAGGTGCTATAGGTACAGGAAAAGATATTACAGTTGCTACAGAGACAGCAGCCTCTGGTGGTTCCATTGCAGAGAATATTGATTCGATAAAATACAATGCACCATTCAGTTATGCCACACAGAATAGAGCAGTGACTGCTGCTGACTATAAAGCACTACTCCATCAGTTATATCCAAACATCGAGTCGGTTGCTGTGTGGGGCGGGGAGTATGCAGATCCTGTTGTGTATGGTAAGGTGTATATGAGTATTCGTCCAAAGACTGGGTACAACCTAACGACAACTACAAAGGCAAACTTGGTGCAGTCACTAAAAGACTATACGGTTGCAAGTATCACACCAGAATTTATTGATCCCATTACTATACAGATTATACCTACAGTAAACTTTAAATTTAATGATTCATCAACAACCAAAACAGGTGCAGACCTTGAAACAGAAGTTACCACAATGATAACCAATTTCAGTGATACTGACCTAGAGAAGTTTGAACAGATATTTCGTTTCTCTCAGTTTGTGAGAAAGATAGATGATGTGGATACTGCCATTGTTTCTAACATAACAAGTATCCGAGCATCTTATGACCAGACACCTACATTGGCTACTGCAACAAAATATACCATAGACTTTGCAAATGCTATTGAGCATAGTGGTGGAGACATTTCTGGACAACAGCCGGTAGTAACATCTACAGGCTTTATTATAGACGGAAATACTAACACACTATATTTGGATGATGATGGTGCTGGTAATATGAAAACGTATTATCTTACGGGTTCGACTAAAACGACAGTAGCCACCGAAGCAGGAACTATCAATTATTCTACTGGGAAGATTATTATAAACTCCATAAACATAACGTCAGTTTCTAATGCTAATGGAACTATTACCTTCACAATGAAGCCAGCGTCTAACGACTTGGTGCCTGTGAGAAATCAGGTGTTTCAGATAGACTCTACCAATATGAGTGTAACAGGTGCTGTAGATACTATTGCGGCAGGAACATCTAACGCCGGAACTGCATATAGCACTACATCCTCTTACTAATGAAAAAACTAGATAATAAAGTTTCTGTAAGAATAACGGAACAGTTTCCAGAGTTTGTCCGAGCAGACAACGCTGGGGTTATTCCTTTTGTAGAAAAATATTATGAGTTTCTAGAAAGTGCTGAACTTACACTAACCAATATTGGTGCTGTTGACCAACTCTTGATGGAAGACGAGGTCAACTTTATTCAACTACAAAATGAGGATCAAGGGCCCACAGGTCGGAAAGATAATAAGTTTGTTCTTGAGGACTCTGGTATATCTGTATTTGAAAATGGTGAAACCATAACTGGAGAAACATCTAAAGCAACTGCTACTATTAGGGTAGAAGATATCAATACCAATAGTAGACTTTTTATATCAACACAAAATGCTTTTCTTATTGGAGAAAAGATTACTGGTGCTTCATCTGGTGCTACTGGAACTATAAGTAAGTATCGTGCCAACCCAGTTGAGAATGTATCTAACTTACTGTCTTATGCAGATGTTGACGATACGGTAGACACCTTCTTTGACCGATTCAAAGAATCGTTTATGAAAACTATTCCTCGAAGTTTGGCGGCAGGAGTAGATCAAAGAAATATTCTAAAAAATATCAAGGACCTCTATAGAGCAAAAGGTACTCGTAAAGGCCATGAGATTTTCTTTAGGTTATTGTTGGATGAGAATGTCGAACTATTCTATCCCAATCAAAATATGCTTCGGGTCTCTGATGGCAACTGGGCAAATGACTTTGTTATTCGTGCGGTACAAGTAAATGATTGTATCGTTATGGAAGATGATACTAACCAAGATATCTTTTTGACTATGGAAGATGGTTCTCATATTGAGCAAGAGGACTCTACACTTACCACAGGCAATTTGAAAAACCTTATTGGTCAAACTATCACACAAGACCTTGTTAGAGATACTACTATTTTAGAAGGTGCTTTACATCATCCTGATACTGCAGGCTATCAAGGACCCACTGGTGGATACTCTGAAATAGGGAAGGCCACTGCTACCGTTGAAACAATCCAGGAACTTCAACTGGGCAGTATTGTGGTACAAGATATTGTGCTCAACAAAGATTCTATTGTTGGAACTTTTGTTGAAGGACAAACTGTATATGGTACAGATAACACAAATGAGAATGTTATTCTGTATGCGAAACTTGCGGGTCAGTTATCCTCTATAACAGAAACTACACCTGGACAATATTATAAGACTACAGACCTTATACCTATAACAACTAGAATGACTGGTGGTGGCCAGGGTGCATCTGCAAGTATTAGTGAACTTTCTTATGGCAGTATTTCTAATATAGAAGTTTCCAGTGTGGGTAGTGGTTATGAAATGGGTGATACTATTACTGTAGATAATACAGGTACTTCTGGTACAGGATTGTCTGCTGAGATTGCTGTGGTCAATGGTGGGTTTGCTCCAGAGACAGGATGCTTATCTACTGAGTTTAGATTTACTTTGGAAAATGAAGTCGGAGAACTTACAACAGAAGATACCACACCATTATATTTTACTCAAGAAGAAAACTATGAAATGTCTGCGACCGACCATATTGTGTTGGAAGACCAAACAGTATATTTTGAAAATAAGTTAGGTAATAAGATTGCTCAAGAGTCTGGTACCGGTACAGGCGACATTACAGATTTGCGAGTATTGTCTATAGGCACAAACTATTCGAGTCTACCAACATTGACTCTACCCACAACTGGCAGTAGAACCGGCGGTAAGGTTGTTGCTAAAGGTGATGGCAGTGTGGGTAATATTCGTAAGATAGGCATTTCAGAGTCGGGTGTTGGATATGCTGAAGGTCCTACAGTAACACCTCCGGTTAGACTTCTTTTGCTAGGGGTGACTGGTAGTGCTACTGCTGATACAACGGTTACCGGTGGGACGAGTTCAGCAACAGGTACTATAGAAGCCTGGGATGCTACTTTGGGTTTATTGACCATGACGGCTGTATCGGGAACATTTCAATTCGCTGAAACTGTGACGGCCTCAGGTGGATTCAGTGCAACGGTATGTGCTGTTGAAAAATCAGTATTGACAGGTAATGCTATTACTGCTGGGCAGTTTGGCAAGTATGCAAATGAGGATGGTTGGTTATCTGAGGACTCTAAAAAGATTCAGGATAGTTTTTACTACCAAGACTTTTCTTATGTTGTAAAAACTTCAACTGCTATCGGTGAGTGGAGAAATGAATTATTGGGTACAGCACACCCGGCCGGGTTTGCTTTGTTTGGAGAGATAAACC